ACACTCAAAGACACTCAACAAAAATCTATAGGTGTTATAGCGCAAGAAGTTGAAGAAATTTTACCGGAAGTTGTTAATACATCCGACGACGGAACAAAAAGTGTTCAATATGGAAATATGATAGGACTTCTAATAGAAGCTATCAAAGAACAGCAGTCCGAAATAGAAGAACTCAAAACATTAGTCAAAAAAATGCTGGAAAAATGAATATATATACTTGTATTGGTCTTAGATCATTATTAATTGGAGATTTAAATGAATAAATTTAGTTTAACTGATTTGTCGATTGAAGAAGTGAATGTCATCATCGCTGGTTTGCTCGAACTTCCTGGAAAAGTCGGCTTAAATGTTTTTGCTAAAGTGAAACAACAAGCTGAGGAACAAGCTAGACAAATGCCTCAAGCGCAGGAAACTAACGTTCCAGAAGGACCACTTAGTGATAAAGTGATGAATTAAAATCTGCCATTTATCATCATTATAAATAAATTATAATATCTAAAGGATGATAAATGGCAGCTCCTTCAACTAGAAAAGAATTCAAAGATTATTGTCTCCGTAAACTGGGACATCCTGTAATTCAAATTAATGTTGATGATGATCAAGTAGAGGATCGAATAGACGATGCTCTACAGTTTTTCCACGACTATCACTTCGATGGCGTGGAAAAACTCTTTATGAAACATAGAATTACGCAAGAAGATATTGACAGAGGATGGATTTATGTTCCTGAGGCTGTCATATTTGTCACTGGTGTAATGCCTTTCGATCAATCAAATTCTTCTGTAAATATGTTTGATTTAAGATATCAACTCAGATTGCATGATTTATATGATTTCACCTCAGTTTCATATGTCTCTTATGAAATAACCATGCAGCATATTAGGACTTTGAACCTTTTGTTCTCAGGAACACCACAGTTTAGATTTAATCGCCATCAAGATAAATTGTTTTTGGACATAGATTGGAGTGGTGATCTAAATGTAGGTGAATATGTTGTTGTGGAGTGTTATAGAAAATTGGATCCAGATACAATTTCTTTATCTGGAACAGCAGCAATAAGCATATCTTCTACTACTGTCACAGGAACAGGAACTAAGTTTGATCAAGATATTGTTCCCGGCGATTTCATTAGTTTTGGTGATGAATTAAAGAGAGTCAAGGCTATTATTTCTCCAACAGAATTAACAGTTGATACCGTGTTTGGTTCTAATGCATCAGTCAGTATGACTAAATCTGGCGTATCAGACGTTTGGAATGATAGATTTTTAAAACGTTATGCAACAGCACTTATCAAAAAACAGTGGGGCGAAAATCTTAAAAAGTTCGCAGGCATTCAAATGCCAGGTGGTGTAACATTAAATGGTAAAGAAATTTGGGATGAAGCCGTTGAAGAAATCAATAAGGTTGAAGAAGAATTGATAAACACTAATGTATTACCAAGCGAAATGTTTATTGGTTAATTATGTCCACAAATTTCTATTTCAATAATTTTCCCCAACACCAAATAACAAGTGAGCAGTTACTCGTTGAAGATTTGGTGATTGAAGCAATGCAGATCCATGGCATGGACGTTTTTTATTTACCACGTTCAACAAGAGATGAAGTCGATTATCTATACGGTGAAGACACACTCAAAGAGTATCGAAATGCATATAGTATAGAAATGTATCTTGAAAATGTTACAGGAATGGATGGTGAAGGTGATTTCATTTCAAAATTTGGCTTAGAAGTCAGAGATGAAATAACTTTACTCGTATCGAGAAGAAGATTCGGATACACTGTTCCACAAAAGAGACCTAATGAAGGCGATTTGATTTACATTCCTCTTATAAGAAATTTCTTTGAGGTCACTTTCGTCGAACATGAAAATGATCAAGCGATGTTTTATACATTAGGTAGAGGACGAGGCGGTAATGTATATGTCTATGCTCTTAAATTAAAACAATTTGTCTTCTCGGAAGAAATTATTTCAACTGGTGTTCAAGAAATCGATAAAGAAGCAGAATCTTCTTATAAGAGAATTCGTCTACCTTTAGCAAATACTGGTACAGGAAGTTATGTTCCAGGTGAAATTGTATATCAAGGCACTTCTTTAGCCAATTCCACTGCTCAAGCCATTGTTTATTCATACACTCCTCATAGTGAATTGACTGTAATCCGTGTAATTGGTCAATTCACAAGTAGCGCAAATGCAATAGGAAATACAAGTGGTGCATTAAGAACACCAGTCACAGTTGATGAACTTGATTCCGTCGGAAATAATGTATTCGAAGATATCACAGATAATAAGAGGATCGAACAAGAAGCTGATGACATCTTAGACTTTACTGAAACTAATCCATTTGGAGAACCATAATGCTCAGTAAAGGACACTTTTACAATAGAACATTAAGAAAAATTGTTGTCGCTTTCGGTACAGTTTTTAATAACATAACGATGATCCGTTATGATAAAGACATGACAAAAGAATATGAAAGAATAAAAGTGCCTCTTTCATACGGTCCAAAAGAAAAGTACATCACTAGGTTAGCATCTGATCCAGATTTAACTAGGTCAATGTCTGTACATTTACCAAGAATTTCTTTTGAGATGACAGCAATCACATATGATTCATCAAGAAAAACAAACTCTCTGATTAAAAATTATTCCTTTGACTCATCGAAAAATCAAGTCAAATCTCAAGCATCTCCTATACCATACAATTTTGATTTTAGTGTTTCAATCTATGTTAGAAACATAGAAGATGGCACACAAATACTTGAACAGATTCTTCCATTTTTTACTCCGGACTATACCGTAACTGTCAATTTGGTTCCTGAAATGGGATTAAAATATGATCTTCCTATTCTATTGGAATCAGTAAATACAACTACTGATTATGAAGGCGACTTTCTCAGTACACGAATGATTATTTGGGATTTAACTTTTAGTGTAAAAGGTTATATATTTCCTCAAGTAAGTGCAACAGGAAACGGTTTCATCTCAAAATCAACAACCAACATCTACACTAATTTTGGTGATAAAGAATCACAAAAAGTTTATGTCGATTCAGCAAATGGTGTTGGTGTTTTTGTTACAGGAGAGATTGTTCGTGAAACTAAAAAAGGAAAATCAGGAAAAGTATTATACTTCGCAAATAACAACACTGGCACATTAGTATTAACTGAACTGACAGATTTAATGGATGAAAATGATGTTATTGTGGGTGACTATTCAAATGCAACATATACAATAGATACTGTTGATTTGGATCCACTTAAAGATGTGATAATAAAAATAGAACCTAATCCTGTAAATGCTAATGCAAACTCATTGTATGGATACACAGAAACTATATTGGAATTCCCGGATACACTATGAATATGGATAAAAAATTGTCGGACATTTTTGATATAAAGCCAGCGGAAATTATTCCAGAAACTTTTGAAGTTGTTGAAACATCGAATGATGATGATGCTGATTTTGAATTCGCTAGAAGAAACATAAAAGATTTGGCTGAAAAAGGAAAAATTGCTGTTGATAATATTCTAGAAGTGGCGCGAGCTACGGATCATCCTAGAGCATATGAAGTTGCTGCTACTCTAATAAAAAGTGTTGGAGATTTAAATAAAGATTTAATGGATCTTAGAAAGAAAAGAAAACTGTTAATGGATAATATGAGCACTTCTTCTCCAGAGATAAATGTGAATCAAGCAGTTTTTGTTGGATCAACAGCAGAATTAATTAAAGCTATAAAGAGAGTTGAATAAATGGAAACTTTAATAGAACAGTTGAGAACTATTCTAGGAACGAATTTCGGTCTTTATTTTAAAGCGCATTCGTTCCATTGGAATGTAGAGGGACCCAATTTCATCCAATATCATGAATTTCTAGGTGACTTTTATGATTCTGTTTGGCAACAAACTGATGAGATTGCTGAAAAATTAAGAATGCTAGGAGTTTATGCTCCTGTTAATTTAACACGAATACATAATCTCTCCGATGTGGAAGAGAATGATTCCATACTCTCAGACAGAGAAATGTTTATGAATTTAAATGAAAGCAATGATAGATATATCGTGCATCTGAGAGCTGGAATTGTTGCTGCTGATGATGCACAAGAACCAGCAATAAGTAATTTTTTACAAGAACTATTAGATAAACACCAAAAACATTCCTGGATGTTAAAGAGTATAATTAAATAAATGAGAGATGGTTATCAAGGCAATTCTAATTTAAAAAAAGCCGGAACTAAATTAGAATTTACGCAAGAGCAGTTATTGGAATTTACTCGGTGTATTAGA